ATTGCCCCGCTGGACTTTGAGATCATCCCATCAGCGCAGGTCTCTAGGCTGCCTGATACGCCGTTCAACGTAACAGCCAAAGTACCAAGAGCGCCCGTGTCAACTAAGCCAACACCGGTTGATCCCTGTAGCTGCCTTGAATTAGGCAGCGTAGGCTGATTAGTTACCGTAAGAAACGTCTGCTGCTGGGTAGGCGAGTTCGCAATCGCCCCCGTCGTCGTCTGGACCGTCTGGCCATTCTGACTAATTGGAACCGATTCAGTGCCTGTTAGCGCCTGCGCTGCCGGCAATTGGGTAATCGTAACTTGTGCCATTATTCGCTCGGGGAAATGATGTCAAGATTCCCATTATTTTCTGGGGTCTGCGTGTTTTGGTTCGTCGATAAATCAAAGTCACCATTCGTCCCAGTCACAATAGCGTTTGGCTGTACCGCAACGCTCGTATCTGGGCGAGGAAATCTCAAATTAATGCGCTCCGTCTTCCTAGCAGGTAGTCTATACGGATCGAACTGATCCTTACAACCCTGGTCGCATACGCGCAGACCAGGGAAGTTCGGGTCCGACTGCAATGAGACAAACGTGCGCTTCATCTTGCACCGGTCACAGATACCGATTGCAAGACTTGTCAGGCCAGTTGTGTCTAAGAATATTGGCATTAGGCGGTATATACCGAAAGATTTGCTGAAAGATAAATCGGCGACTTGTCTCGCTCTTCCTGCTCTGCCTCAAAGAAGTACTTCTCAGCCATTCTCTCAAGGTACGTAATGCGGTTATCCGACACCGCAGGCAGCTCTAGCGACATCCGATGCGCCAGCATAAAAATAACCGCCTCATACCACCGCTGCGGCACTTCAAGCTCGTCTGTCAAGGCGCCAACGTCCATAATCTGACGCGAGTACCACGTCGTCATCTGAATAAACGGGTCGCTAGGAACGGGCCACAAGTAAAGACCTGGCTGCGGGATCGTCCGATTGAACCAAAATTGGTACGGTTGATTGGCAGTAAAGTTCTTGTTTGGCAGGTTCGTGTAATCGTCCCTGTTGAGACGGGACATCTGGACCTCAAGCGAGTTATTACCTACATAAAACTCACGCAATGCCAGCGTCGCGCCGCCATAAACACGTACACGGTAATATTCAACGGTCTGGCCAGGATCAACGTCAGTCCAAATCCATTGATTATCTTTGACTACAACAGACCCAAGGTCATCAAGAGTGCTCCAAGTAGCTCCATCAGTGGAGTACTCAAAAATAACGGACCAAGTAGCAGAACCGCCACCAGCAACATAAGGAAGAATCCCAATACTGCCAGCATAAATAGGATTATCAGTTCCATAGTCCACCTGAATGTTGCCATTAGCGGAATTTTGCTGACAGAAGGTGTCAATATCACTATCAGCCACGTTTGCTACCACGCCGCCGGCAGAACTTGAGTAGCTACCAACAGGGCGGCTCATCTGCCGGTAGAGGACGTTGAGCACATCAACTGTACCGAGAGGCATCTCGTAGATGTACTGATCGGCGTTGAGGCCGATAACCTTCTTATTAATTGCCCAGTACTGAATGCCTAAGTTCGCTATGTGCGAAAGGGCAAAGAACAGCGACTGTCGCGCTGACAATAACTGCTCAGAGGTCAACTCCTCCGCTAATTTCCCACAACGACGAGCGCCATGATCAATTAACGTCTGGACATTAATGACTGTAGTGCCAACTGACCCAGAATATGACATAACAACCCCTTACCATCCAGGTGATTTTTTCGAGCGAGACTCGCCCGTGCTTGCCTTTGATTTGATGCTACCGCCCTTCTTGTACCCGAGCTGACGGCCTAAGCTACCGGCAGGGGACGGGGATAAGGTGGTCATGGCCTGAAAGCCCGGCGTAGACGTTCCCACAGCCTGGTTGATCTGGTTAAGAGACGAGCCAAGCGCCTGCGCACCCTCAGATATCTTATCGATACCCGTAGCAGCATTAGCGCTCATGTCTGGGCCCATGTCGGTCAATCCACCATCAGCCATCTTTTTAACTTTAGCCATATGAGCCTTGATTACCAGTTACATTGATTTTTGTTCTTACTTGCAGTGCTAATCTTACTTGTAGAAATAGCGCCACCTTTTTTCTTACCAATTTGTTCCAACATAAGCCGATCTTTTTCAAATTGCTCTCTGTCCAACGGGTTCATATCTTTTAACTTTGTTCGCTTACCCGATGTTCGCATTTGTCTAAATCTTTGTTTTTCTTCTTCAGAAAATTCACCTTGTGGAGCAACATTAACTGCACCACCTTCTATTTCCGAGTTTAATTCTGCAAATGCATCTGCTGCTGATCTTGGCATAATATTCTCCTTACCAACCGGGGCAATTCCAACGCTTCATCGAAGCTCGGGACCTACTACCTTTTTCACTCTTTTCTGCTACTGCACCCATTCTCGCGCAGAATGAGTCTCGGCGCTTCCCACCCTCTGGCTGCGGAGCCTTGAGCTCAGATCCAGTCTCGCGGTTATACTTCTCGCGGCCTTTTTGCGTTAACCCAGCGCCACGCTCAACGGGCATCTTCTCGCCACGGCCAACAGCAAGAGACACACCACCACTTTTTAACTTTTTTTCTAGAAATAATTTATCAACCATCTCTAACCGTTGAGGTTTAGTTGTTACGTTATTAATAATACTCAGCCGATCTGGTTTCTTTTTGCCAGCATCATAAAACCCAGATTTTTTTAAAGATTTAGCTATTGATGCATTATTTTTTGGCATAGTCAAAACCTGTATTTGGCTGTTTTCTGCGCAATCTTTTTGGGTTGCGCTACAAATTGCTTCCCTGCGGCCTTGCCTGCTCTTTTTGCTTTGGTCGTTGAAGCATACTCAGCAGGGCTCAAACTTTTGATTGCAGACTCTGGAAGGTATCGCTCACCAGTTTCAGAGGATTTTTTACCACTCTTGGTCGTCCAATTTTGGTCGCCCCAAGCCTTCAGTGATTGTTGTGGCTTTTTAATCACGATAACCACCACCTGCGTCTTTATAACGTTTTGCTACAACTTGCGCTTTTCGAGCAGACCACTCCCCAGCACCAGTCCCAGCCGTAGCTTGAGATTTTACATTGTTAAAAATACGCTTGCGTAATTCTGGCTTGGTGTAATTGCCTGCCTCGTTTACCGTTGACTTACCTCCCTCTTTATAAGAGGCAGCCTTAGCCTCTGGGAGCTTGCTGTAGGCCTTCTTACCCACGTTAGATTGAACGTACTCAGCGGCAGTAGAGGCTGGGATGCCAACCTTCTTCGCAATCTTAGGGTTATGCGCAACAGCCTGCATTAACCGGAACTGGGATTTAGATTTGGCTGGCATGATCAGCCACAGAAAATAGTAACAGACGAATTAGCTGGCAGCGTGACATGAATGTTAGTTGTGAATCGAATTCCATTACCGGGGATTAACGTTGAGATTACAGCAGTATTAACTGTGATATTTACTCGCAAACGCTCTGTCCCGCCTGATCCACCATCACGGAAAACAATCTCGCCAGCAGTGCCGCCAGAAGCAAGTTGATACCCGGCAAGGTTTGCTGCCCCGGCATAAATAGTACCCGTAGCATCAGCGTGTTCTGCAAATACATTTGTCAATGTTGACATTGAAATCTCCAATTAAAAGTAGGGGCCGAAGCCCCCACCTTATTTAGCAAGCACCGCCACGCTTTTTGCCTGGGGCGACCGTTACTGACTTCTCAGTCTTGGTAACAGAACCCTTAGGCACCTCAGAGCCGGTAAACAACTTCTTAACTTTACCGGCCATTTCCTTCATCATGCTCATAGGATTCATTGCCTCGTCGAGTTCCTTCTGGACCTTTGGCACATTCTCAAATGCCTCACGACCCTTACGATCTAGCTTTTCCTCTTGAGCCTCACGAAGCAAGCGCTTCTCAGTTTCGCCTAAGCCACCTGTAGAAAACTTCTTAACACTGCCGCCCTTTTTGAAGGTACCGGACAGTTGGTTAATGCTTACAGGCGCCGAAGGGCGCTTATTACCTTGTGGCATCTTGACGGCACGACCATCGCTTTGGACAGCCCCACCGTCAGCAAACTTTTTTGTTGCACCACCAGTCTTGTAGCCGCCAGCATTACCTTTTTTGACGCTACCAGTTGTAGTGCCGCTTACGCCAGGAGGGGTCGTGCTAACGTTGCCGTTAACGCCACCACCCTTAGCGTACATCTTTACGCCACCACCGTGCTTATAACCACCGCCGTTACCCATCTTTACTTCACCTGTTTTTGCAGGCGAATGGTTAGGGTGAGCCGTCGTTATCTTACTTTTGCCCATTTCGGACTTGATGATGCCGCCGGTAGCGTAGCCGCCTTGACCCATCACGACGCCGCCAGTAGCAAACTT